ATATGCTCTCCAATAACTTGGCTGCTTCTTCGGGCGTATGCTCTGTTGGCTTACCTGAAGCCTTCTGATAAGCATCATCCTCGATTTCGCTTTTGCGCACGAAATAAGCAATCCACCAGTCAACTAAGACTGGCGAAACGCTGTTCATCCACGCGATGGGATCATCTATTTTTAGTTCGTGGCAGATCGAAAAAACCCAGTAAAGACGATAGTTCTTACTGAGTTCTTTGATTAGTCTTTCGACCTGCCTCGGACGTTTCCCTCGCGTTCGTTAGACCACTCCTCAATAGCACTGACAAGAATGTCAAGCTTCAACGCATCAAGTTGCTGAAGATCGTTGATGTCGTTCTCGTCAAACACAGGTTCGCCATTGTTGTCACATAGATGATCGACAACCGTAAAGAGCCTGGCCCTTGTTAAAGCATCTTTAGAAATCTCGCCTGACTTGCTGTAAAGATTTGCAAGCCTGCGTGATCTTTGAAACTCTGATACTGGACGCACCCAGACATCCTCCCCAAACAACTTGGCTGGGAGCTTGTCTGGTTTTGCGCAAGCCAGTTCTTTAAGTAAGGTCTTTTTCGTCAAGCTCATCTTCTACTCCTTGAGTGGCGGAAAGTTTTTCGGCTGTTTCTTGTGGATACGGAACAGACTGAAGCTCATCCCTGCTAATAAGCAAAGCTACTTCTTCTTCAACCCATTTTTTTATTGTTGGGTCTAAGCCTGACGTAAAGACAAGCTTGCTGTCTGGTTTCCATCCAATAAGTCCAACTCGTTCACGACCTTTGACTTCATCATCGTTGATGTAAACAAAATATTGTTCGTGAACTACTTCCTTCTTCGTAAGAAGATGTATCCCGACATGAGTTTCTAATTCGACATACTTACTCAAGACTTTCTCCTCGGTGGTGGTGGCTACAGAAACATGCCTGTTAGCTAAAAGTTGGCCCAGTTGCGCCGTTAAAAACAAATGTGATTGTTTGTTCCAAAAGACCATTCATTTCGATTGATGGCATTTGAGCAGAAGTGATAAATCCAGTGCCAGATAAAACTTTCCCTGCTACTCCAGCAGAGTCTGGAAGTGTAATTGTTAAAGTGTCTTCAACGCCGTTAGGGATTCGCGCAGCTGCAGAATCCCCAAAAACAGCAGTGATCTGTACTTCGCCAGCATCAACGAGCATCCCCGGAACTTTTTTTGTAAATTCAGCTACAACTGCACTTGGCGGTAAATTGGGTGCCGCACTGTCCAAGCAGCTTGCATCAACCGTTTCAAGAGAAAACTCAGGCAAAGAAATTGATCTAACACATGCAATTGTTCCAATCCCAGTAAACGCCACAGTGGTCCCTTGACCAGTATATCCTTCGACTGCCATTTTTTTATATCCTGCTGTAGTTAATGAAGTATTCTTGGCTACACCAGTATCCACGCTGGTCCGAGCCGTCTGTTGGTTCTAAAATCTGCCAAGAAGTTCCAGAGTCAACTGTGACTCCCTGTATCGGATGTGTTGCATCGGTAGACGAAAACTCGCCTATCGAATCCTCTATCGCTTCTTGTATTGATTCAGCTTGATTTCGCGATTCACAGATAATGTCGACCTGCATTCGCGAAGCGTATTGTTTTATTTGACAGTTATTAACACTTGCTCTTGCATTTGTGTTAGCAACCGTGAGAACGACAAAAGGTAAGTCGTCATCTTGAGGCGGATTATCAGCAAATATTCTACCACTCGTCAAAGACGAAACTGTTGCATCTGCTTTAAGCCGAGTAATGATCTGAGGTATTGGCCTTGGCATTACTTTGCCACCTCTGATGGATCAATTTTCCAGTTAATGAGTGCTTTCTTTACAGCAGATTTTTGCTGAGATAGTGTGCTTCTTCCTGCTGGTCCTAGCGAAGGTCTAGCCTTGAGTTTTCTCTTGGCAGCCATGCCCCACCATTTATGATTAGGTGCGCCAGTGCTAGCTGATCCAACAGGCTCATGAGTGTGAGCAAAGTTTTTGCCTCTTGGCCCAGCTTCGTAGCGTGGACCAACAACCTGGTATGCTAATCCATTCTTGAACTTGACTCTGCTCTTGACTATCCCGCCAGTGTCACCAAGTGATTTGTTGTTAGCACCACGCTTCTCTAATACTTTGTTAGACCAAGCACCCTTGCCAACATTGACCATTCTGCCGCCTTTGAAAACACCCCTTGTTTTTGTCTTTCTAGACATCCCAAGTGTTTCCCCGCCGCCAGACCTGACATTCTCTTTTGCCTGCTGTCTAACAATCGTCCCGGCATAACCAACAGCAGTTCGGCAAACCTTTTTGAGCAATTCATCAGATAGCTTATTGAGATCAAACTCTAAGTCAGTCGAGAGAACCTGTGTTTGGGTTTTCTCCCTCCTGCGTGATTTCATTTTCTTCAGAAAGAGTTTGTTCTTCTTATCTAGGTTAGACTTGTAACTCATTTGGTACTCCTGAGTTCAAGTCTCACCGTAAAGCCATCGCCTGAGACATCTCGAACTGCTGTGATGCCATATGTCTTGCCGTCAATAATACATCGACTCTTTGACGTAACGCTTGCAGCATCGATCTGTGGCTTGTCTCCGATGGCAACCTTTTCGGTTGTTGATTTGGTCATCATCCCGTCGATGACTTCTCCGCCTGAAGCATCAATTAGCTCACAGGGCCATGAGCTAACAGCCGATGTCCAGGTTCCTGACGAGTAGTTGACCTGCCCGTACTCATCTTGAGTAACAGGAGGATTTTCAATGGCCGCGAGAAAGTTCCTGTGACCAATCCTTTTTCGGTTGAATCCAGTTACTTTTGGCATTACGGATAGCTACTCCGTACTAGCTTCTTGACAATGTTTTCGTAGCTTCTTCCATCGTTTGTATTCACGCCATTTTCTTGTGCAGGGTCGTAGTAATAACGACCAACTTCAAGAAGGATTGCCTGCTTAAACAGCCTTGGCAAACAGTCTTCGCTTGTTACCCCACAAGTGAAGTTCACAAAAACTGTGTCTCGCTCAGAAGGGACTACGAAGGTTTCCGGCCATCCATTGTCGTCGTCGAGGCAGACGACCGCATTTCTGCCAGCATCCAAAATGTAGTCGCTGGCTGATACTGTTTGCGTTGCACCATCACTATCCACATAAGTAATTGAACTGATTGCTGATGCCGCTGCCATGTTCAGCAAAATCTCTTTCCCGTCGATAGGGAAACCATATTGGCTTTGCTGCCACGATGCCTGAACAAGACACCTCTCGATGTCTCGTTCTAGCTGTTCCGTTGCACTCTCAATTAGCCTTGTCAGCAGAGCGTCCTGACTGCTTCCGCTTACCCTTAGATGCGCCTTTGCCTCGTCTAGCGTTACTGCTAGAAACTGCGGGCTTGACGTTCTTTTCAGGGTCCACTTCATCAGGCAGTTTTTCAATCGCGTCAAGGTAGAGGAGAGTCTTGATGATCCCCTCTTTCAGAGTCGAATCATCAATGATTCTGCCCGCCTCAAATCCAAGGCGAGCAGACTTAAATTGATAACGATTCATTATGTAATCGTGATCTTCGACAGAACTTCTGGGTTGGAAACTTGGATGTCGATTCGCTCGGTAGCAACGACTCCAATTTGATCGTTTTCCATGTAAAGCTCATTAAGAGTCTTAAAGTTCAGTGCGCGACGATCACCGAAGTAAGCTCCGATTCTCAAGTCACCAAATGCTGCAACCAGTTCGCCGGAGGCCGGTGCTGCTGGCAAGCAGCTAACCAGGTTGACTGGATAGCCAAGAAGCAGTGGACGCTGACCATTTTCAATATCTGCAACAGCGTTGCCGCCTGCTGCGTTGAGAAGATCGCGGACTTGCGAATGGAAGACAACAGGACTCATGTACCACTCGTTGACCGCTCCAACGACTGGGTTGCCAATTCCAGATGCACATTCAGTTAGGTCGGTCAGAGCTAACGCTGCAACTGACGCAACATTGGTGTCGTCTACCGAAGCATCGCCTGCAATGCCAGAAGCGTTGACTCCGCCAGCTACACCGTTAAAGAGGTTTTTGTCTTCCTCTAAGGCAATGCTGTACGCGATACTGTCCACAACGACATCAAGCATACTAAGGACAGAATCCTCAGTGATCTCGGTCGACATCTTTACGAGTGCTGCAAGTTTCTTAGCTGATAGCTGCACCTGCCCAAAAGTTACGTCACTTTCCGTAATTGCCGCTGCTTCGGCTGGGTAATAGATTGTCGCCTGAGCAGTGACTTTCGGAACCGACCATGTATCCGAAGACATGACGATTCTTTGTGCCTTTTGCCTAGCAGTTCCCCTGTCTTCAATAAGGTTAATCAAGGCATTTGAAAGAGGATCAGGTACAGAGAATCCACCTTTGTTGTCCGTTCCTCCCGACTGAGCAGCCATGAAGTCTTGCGCTCGTCGATCACCTGCGAGTGAAGATAGATACATCCCCGAGATGTAAGCATCCTCAGACGACGCGAAATGCTTGGATCGTTGGTTTTTAACTTTCGCTGGAATCATTGTTTTTTCTTCCTCGATTACATTTTCGATTTGAGAAGGCTCGACAATTGAGCTTGCTTTTGGATCAGCCTTAGCTGCTCGGGCTGCGTCGAGCTTGTCCTGAACCACTTGGAGAGATTCTCGCTGGGTTTCTAGGACTGAAAACTCTGAATCGAGTTCGTTGACTAATTGGACCTGAGTGTCGTCGAGGTCGTTTTCTTGCGATAAATCGCTGAGTGCCTGCAACTCATCCGCGATTGCTTCGAGGCGGGCGTTGATTTCTTGGATCTTCTTCATGATATTCCTTGTGAGTGAAACCCGCCTCGCGGTGGGTGTAGGTTCAATTTTACAGCGTCAGATTTTCAATTTGATTCTTCTCAGTGAGCATTTGGCCCGGAGTGCTGCGTGAAACGCTGGGGAACAGACTGAAAGGATCTTTTGACTCCCAGCCTCAGCCTTTGCGCTTTTGGACTTAACTTCGACAATTTCGTCAACAAATCCCATCGACAGTGCGGTTTCAGCATCCATCCAGGTTTCTGCATCCATCATTGCAAGCATCTCCTCCTCTGGCTTGCCTGTCTTTTCCGAGTAGCTTGCTGCAATATCGGTGTCGAGCAATTCCATCACTTCCGCCATGCTCCTGAAGTCAGAGCAGTTTCCTACCGCAGCAGTCCAGCAGCGATGAATCATGAACTTCGCATTTGAGTTCATCTTTACGGAATCAGCCGCGACGGCAATCACAGTTGCAATTGAGGCCGCGAGTGCGTCAATGTGAATCGTCACATTCCCTTCGTGAGTTGCAATTGCATTGAACATGCTCAATCCATCAGTAACGCTTCCTCCTTCGCTGTTGAGGTGAATCGTGACATCTTGACCAGCATGTTCGGCAAGAACATCTCGGAAGTCATCGGCTGAAATTCCATTCTCAAAATCTCCAATGAAACCACGCATTGTGATTTCATGCTTTTCTGGATTACTCTCTAGCTTCATCTTCAATCTCCTCTGTTGGTTCTTCGTCTAGTTCTTCTTCTTCAGTTTCGACTGTCGCTTCAAGTGCAATCTCATGTGGCAACTTGTCGCCGGAGTCAACAGGTGCAAACCCATGAAGTTGTCGAATTTCATTGATTGTCAGAATGCCATGTTGCTGCATCTTTAGCGTGTAGTCAGCAAGTGAGTTTGGATCTCCTTTGAGCAAAGGAGTTGTGTCAAACTCAACCTCCAATGGTCTTGCAGGGCTAATCAACTTAGACATCACTTCCTCCTCCCATTTGCACATCCACCGTTGCAAACAGTTGTTTACATACGCTGTGTTACGCTCTGAGATGCTTCGGTAGGTCTGACCGGTGTTGTCACCAAGGATGGACTCTAATCCGAATAGAAGTGCAATCTCCTCACGCTGGAAGGATCTCTGCTCCAAGAACTGAGCATCTGAAGCAGAAACGGGCAAAGCTGTCGCTTTCATTCCATCTCTAAGAAGACCGGCCCGACCTGTGTTAGAAACACCTTCGTGTTTTGTATTAAAGTTATCCAGAAACTCTTGAGCATCCTTAGCACTTCTAAACATTCCCACAGGTGCTTCGAGCAGAAGTCCCGGTCGACCGCTATTAGCTAGAGTCGTTGCAGCAGCCTCTTGTCCTCCTTGTGCAAGACCGAAAACATCTTTTGCTATCTCGACAACGTGCATACCCCAAACACCATTAAGTGAGGTGTTCATGACATGCAGTACGTCACGGTCTGGGATCTTGTAATACTCTCCTTGAAGCAACTTTAGAGGCAACGTGTTCTGTGTTGTCCCTTCATGTGCTGTAACCAAATGCCACTTCTCGCCATCGACGAGCATTGTTTGGCAGTTCTCGGGAAGGATTGGTATTAGCTCAACCGGAGTGCCTAGATTGTTTCTCGCGATGTAGGCTCTGCCGTTACCACTAATTAAAGCGTGAACCATCATGATTTCACGAAGCGTGAAAGCAGTCATGGCTTGATTAGGTGATACGTTCAGCAGTCGATAAGCAGGGTTTTGGTTCTTTAGCTCCCTATTGCCATCTGGTAACTGCTCATACACGTTAAACGGAAGCTGACTCAAATGACCGCTAATCTTATTAACAGCGTAGATGACCGCAGCAAGACCGAGAGCAGTCTTGGTGTTGACACGAATACCTGTTTTTGACTTCTCTCCGTTAAAGAACTCAACCAGCCAACTTGCTGGATTTTTCTGGTTAGCAAAAGCCCAGAATGACTTACCGTTTTTCATATTTACCTCAAGTTAAAAACACATTCCCATCCCCGCGACCTGGAGCTATCATTGCTCGTCGGTACGCCATGAGCATG